CCGTCTACCATTGCTTGGAGGACGTTAGCATCGTACTTACGCTTCAGAGAGAACGCACCTGAAGAAGTAGCCAACGCTTCAAAGTTAACGTGTGACTGACGCTCTTCGATGTCGTCGATCTTGAACGCGAAAGCATTCGCTTGGTCAACAACCATTGTGATCTGGTCATCAGCGAGGTCTTGTGGGTTTACCACAGCACCACGTGAGTATGAAGATACAGTGATTGTAGGTTCTTTGATGATGCGTACTGTGTCACCGAAGTTTTCGATTTCACCAGCATAATCAGTGTTTGTGATATCCTCTACGACAGAGGCACGACGGAAAAACTTCAGGACTTTCTGAGAAAAGATCTCAGGAGTAAAGTTACCTGAAGGCAGGTTATTATAACCTGATGCGCTATCAAAAGCCATGTTATTACCCTTCCTTATTATGAGATAGTTAGGTTGTTAAAGTTTATGCTCTATAGTCAATTCGGCCTTCAGCTTTGGCGGCGTCGATTTCAGCTTCTAGCTTTTCAAACTGCCACGACTTTAGCTTACCGATCTCCGAAGCCTTCCAGATTTTCTTATCTGTTTGTGCTTCCCCAGTCACATCTTTCGCAGTCGAGCGAGTTACTGCGGCGGCTGGGTCTGCATCGCTATTACGACGTCTCTTTTTCGTGATGCCCATATCAGCTTTGTACAGATCTACAACACGGATGCCCCATTTAGCATCGGTATTGTTCTTGTAGATACCGTCAGCGATAGTACTCGGTTGTTCATCCAACCACGCTAAGAACTTTTCATCCCGTTTGATTTCAGAGAAATCTGGATGTGCCGATAACAACTCTGTGTAAGCAGACTCGATTTTCAGGCGTTCTTCACGTTCACGAATAGTCTCTACTTCTTGCTTTAGTTCCGACACACGGCTTTCAGCTTGAAGTGCTGAAACAGTTTCAACAATGCTGTAAACATCTGGATACTTCGCTTTGAACGCCTCCAACTCTTCAGTTGTCTTAGGCAGTTCAGAACGGGAAATACCACTCTCTTCACCAACTTGTTGTGCGGCCGCAAGCTCTTCTTTCTCTTTCTTCCACTCATCAAGTTTCTGATCGTAGTGACGCTTGAGGTCGTCGTACCGTTTCTTGTAGTCTGTATCAGACTCTTTGCGGGGTTCAGCGAAACTTGCAGTTGCTTCGACTTCCGGAGTAGCCTCTTCTTGCGAGGGGTCCGTTGCTTCTTGCTCTACCTGCTCTTCGTCTTCATCCTTGTACACCTCTTCTCGGTATTTACCACGGTAGAGGTTGTCGTCGTTAATTGTGCCAAATGAATCATTCGGCTTATTGGCGCGATGCCCTTTAGGTTTTGCCATTTTATTCTCCTATCTCACGGGGCCTCATGGCTGAGGGTAGCCGGTAGGTTGATTTCACGGGGCCCGTCGAAACGGGGTAGCCGTTTGTTTAGTTCTGTTCTTGACGAGCCTTAATGTCCGGATGATTTGGATTCTCCATCCAGTTACCGTCAGGCCCCTTGATATACAGAGACTCAGGCTGTTTCTCCAGAGCTTGTTCAAACCCTTGGGGTGCAAACATCGGCACAAGAGAAGGGTCAATTGCGGAGACTGAGCCGTCCTGTATTGCTTCCTGAACTTCGTCAAAATAACGACGGACGTAAGCTTCCATCGCTTTGTCTGTCATCTTATCTAGCTTATCAGCCGGAATACTAGCAACAAGATTTCGAGCAACGTCATTGTTGTGGTAGTCCATTTCTCTAGAAAGCTTTGCGTCTGTGCCACCCCCGGCAGAAGCGAGGTAGTCGCCCGCCATTCCTTTAACTTCGTTGAGGGTTAGCATCGACGACGCTACGTTAGAAGAATACTTCTGATAGAGTAACGCTGAACCGAGAACGTGTCGGTATGCGTCATACTTATTGTCAATCGCTAACGACTTAGTGCCGTCAGCTTTACGAAGGGCATCTGTTGACTCCTCCGTAAATTTAATAATTCCAGACACATCGTCGTATGTCTTTTTGGGACTCATGGCAACATCCATGAACCCTGCCTTGCCACCTTCTGCCATCGCTTGAATAGGTGCTTCTTGCGCTTGGGCTTGCTGGGCAACAAGTTGTTCTTGTGAAGGCTCCTGTTCTGCCTCCTCAAGACGTTTTGAAACTTCGCGCTCACCACGTGCGTTGATTTTGTTTAAGGTATCGTACCCGATGATCTTAGCAAGGTGAGGTGGGATAAGGACTTCGCCTTTGGAGACGAGTAGATTTACAATGTCCTCATCTGAAATGGTATCGCCTGTCCCAGTTTTGTCAAGCCCTAATTCACGAGCTTTTTTCATCGCACCCAGCAACATCTCTGCCAAGTCGTTGTACCCCATATACTCAGCGGCAGGGGCGTTGATGACAAACGCACCCTCTTCAACATCGCGAGGAACGTCGTCAGCTACTGTTGTTTCTTCCGGAAGTTGTTCTGCGGGTACCCCTCCAACGAGCTCAGGACTGTTGTTGACGGGAGGTGCTTCCTGTGCCATTGCGGCCATCATCTGTTCTTGAGGGACACTCATTATGTCAATCCTGAATCGGGGTCGTACCCTAAACTTGGTGAATTTGTTGCTTCTGAAACGGGGCTTTTAGACTCTGGTTGCTCGACTTTCTGCCCGCTGTAGACAGACCCAGTCGTACTACGGACTGGTTGGCCTGTGGTAGACCGTACGTATCCACCTGTGTACTTGTCCTTGCCCGTACCAAACGAATACTGCTCACGTACGCCCTGTGATAGTTGGTCTGCAATACCTGAATAATAATTTGCGCGGGACTGAGCAAAAAAACCACCACTGTTAGCGATCCGGTCTGCCTGTTGGTTCATTAGCCCGACGGCGTAGTCTGTGCCATACACATCAGCAAGAGCACTTCCGTATTGCATACCCGTGTACCCGTGATTCATGGAAGAGCTACGCTCACCTGTCATGTTGACGAAGCTACCGTCCTGCGCGAAACCACCAAATCCAGTAACCATACCCTCGAGAGATACGCCCTGTCCTGTGTTAAAATCGAAGGTCTCAGGGTCATACCCCCCTGCGAGAGCTACTTCATTGCGGACTTGTGAGAGGTCGGCAGTACCAAAAGCTGAAAAATCTTGACCAAAAAACTTTGACAATCCTTCTGCGGGCTTGTATCCTCTGAGTTGCCCGTCGGGGCTAACATACACATTATACCCCGGCACCCCCCGTTCTTCTTGCTTTGCAATATCGTAAGCTTCACGGTAGGACTTTTCTTGAAGTAAACCGGGCACTCCAAAACTTTCGAGTTCCATCCGGCCGCCGAGACCTACGTACTGGTCTCCTGTTGCCGCGTCGAGGGCAAGCCCTAAAGGACCCATTAAAGTCGATAAAAACCCTTGTGCTTGTCGCCCTGCCTCAGTAGTTCTCGTAAAACCAATACTCCCGACAGGTTGCTGAGAACGACTGTAGTCATACGCACCATACGTACCGATATTCGCCATGATCGCGTCTAACGCCGCGTAGTCTGCCGCAGTCTGTGGTGGAGCAATGCCGAGCATTGCGGCCGCTTCTTCATCACTGTATTGCTGTGTGCGAGTTTCAGTCGTAGTCGCCATACCACCGGGGGCTGTAGCGGCAGGCATTCCTACCTGCACCTCTTTATCTTGGTAGAAACCGGCAGGTGACATACCTTTAGAAAAGTCGAGCTCACCGATTACCCCGCCCTGAACCTGTTCTGGCACCATACCTTCTGGGGTAAAAGGCTGGTCCATGATTGGTTGGCTTGGTTCTGTAAATAAAGAGGGGTCTGCTTCTCCTAGAGTCACAGTACCAAAGTCAAAGAAACCCGCTTTACCAGTCGGTGTTCCGGTAACTTTACTCTTAATTTGATCGTAGAGGGTTATCCCCGACTGAAGAGCCATTAGCGATTACCTTATTATGATTATCCTTGAGATTTATTAGGCTATCCAGTAAAGCCATCTTCCCCTGCAACTGGAACATCTCCCGTTCCGATTGTGCTGTTACCAACCCCCGAAGCGTCAACTGGTGGAGGTCCATCAGGTAAGCTGTTAGACTGTCCCATGCCTGCGGGTGGTTGACCAGCGGGCCCACCTTCTGGGCCTGTTCCTTGTTGAGCATCAGCCTGTAATCCTTTCAACATTTCTGCGTAGATTTGTGCCTCGTTCATGTCGTTGACTAACTGGTCAGGATCGATGTCTTGAGAGATAGCAATTTCACGTACGAGATTTGGTAATTTAATGAACGGTGCCAACATAGGGTTCGCAACGGTCTGGAGAAGCGATGTAAGCCTCTGTGAGCGGACTTCTTTCTGCATGACTGCCGAGGTACCCCGAGGCTTAATACTTAGGTCTCCGACGATCTCAGGGGCCTCCTCGTTGTACTGCATATTCCACTGAAATAGCGACTCACCAATCGGCTTCAATAAAAAGTCGTCAATGTTCTTAATCACGGTCTTGATTGACAGAGAGCCCGAGCCCATCAACATAGATAAACCAGCGGCTGTTCTACCAGTACCTGTCACTCCGGTTTGCCCGTGGAGTACCGAAGGAATACCTGTCTCTTCATCAGATAGCTGTCGCGCAATCTGGTACATCTGAATGTTTTCAGGTGCAGTGTTAGGGAATTTTAGTCCGTTGATTGCTGTTCCGGTAACACCCGACTGGCGCCTGAAGACTTTTCCGGGGAAAATATCGAAGTTCTGGCCGGGAACGAGGCTTGCCTCATCCACGTCAAATACGAGGTTGCCTGCAAGAGCCAAGTTGTCAATTGCCATACGCACGTGCCCATTCATGAGCATCTGTGCATCTTCCATGTTCTCTGCTACGCCAACACCCCAAATTTGATATGGGTTCATTTCATACGGAAACGCCGCGTAAGGAATGCGAGCAGGTGTAAATGGATTGAGTACGCATCGGATTACTTCGCTACCACACACCCATGCGTTAATTTGTACTTGGTCGAGCTCTGATACCATATCAGGGATGTCGAGGCCGACTTCACGCGCCATCTTCGCATCCAGAACACCCCAGTACTCAAGAACCTCATACCGGTTTTCTTGATAGTACGGTTCTGTATCATCCTCACGAATCGTATCTTCGTAGTACTTGTCTTCGTAGTTTGGCCCTTTAATGATTGCGTTTTCAATCGCCTTTAAATCAAAGAACGGACGATTTGCAAGGCTACGTAGTTGTTGGCGATTCATGCGGTGGCGTTCGATGACGTACTCACAATCTTCGAGACTTGTTGCTGAGGGGTCTGGGTGAAAGTCCCACAAAGATACCGATTCAAGGCGAGGTACGATTTTTTCGTATGGATCATAATACCGCTCACCAGACTCGTCAGTACCCCAGCGATGTATCCGCTTATAAAAGTTAAAGGGTCCTTTAACCACTCCTGTACCAAGCAGTGCGCTTTCAAAGATAGCGTTGCGTAGCACGTTTACTGCACCAGTATCCATTAGCTGGTCGTGCATATGCTTCTCGAGCATACGGGCGGCTTCAGCGGCAGGCTCTACCTGTGGCTCGCCTGCTTTTGAAGGACCTTCAGCAAGGTTCATGTCCTCGTACTTGCCAAGAGGCATCGCCTCTGTGGCACCCGGAGGAAGCTCCATACCATCACCGGGGAATCCGAAAGGACTCGCGGGCTGGTCGAGCTCATCCAATGGGGTAGTTAGGTGGGCAAACTCCGCAATGCCTTCTGGTACAGGCGTGTGCTCTACAACAATAGGAAACTTCTTGTTGGCGAATAGGATATCGATGATTTGACCATAGGCCGCAAGGACCTTAGTCTTTGTGATCTTGATGAATACCCTTGAACGCTCAGAGTCACGGTACTGCGTCGAACTATCGTAGATACCACGAAAGTTCTTGTACGCTTGTAACCAGCGTTGTTCAAATGTGCGTCGACCGTTTTCAGCATCTTCAAACTTGTTTTGAATGTGCCCTGCCAATCCGCGCATTTTTTCATCGGCGTCTGCTACCGGAACCTGTTGGTCCTCTGGTGGCTGGAGAAAGCCCTCAGACATACGTCTACTTCCTGTGTATTAAGAGTTTAGTGCTGATTCTTTATCTGCGTTTAGAATCGAAGCATCCAACTGGCTTTTACCGGTCTTTGGCATCGCTTCAATTAACACATCAGTCTTAGCAACAGTGTCAAACTCTAGACCTTCACGGTATAGGTTGTTTTCACCGCAGTTATAGTCAACGCCTTTCTTGTCGGCGTTCATGATGTCAGATTCTGAATATTTCATTGTTGTTCTCCTTGGGGGTAAGTTATTTCAATGTCGGGCTTAATACCCTGTAATTGATTCATTTGGTCTTCTAGGGTGTTTTGTTTTGCCATTTCGGCGTCGTATTGTTGGATTCTTCGTTGTTGCTCTTGTATCGATGCTTGTTTCTTGTTGTTGTATGAAACTGCGGCGGCACGTGAGGCTGGGTTGTCTGTTACGGGGCCCATACCAGTAGGTGCTTGTACTTCTGGCGAGGTTAACGCCATCCCTGCACCCATCATTTTCGTCGTCTCAAATACGTCGTACAGGACTTTACCGACACCGCCTACTTTCTGGGCGAGCTCTCCACCACCTGCTTCTTCAACTGCTTGCGAGCCTTCTGAGTACGAGAGCGTACCGAGCGTCGTTGCTACACCTAAAACACCAAGCTTGCCGAGTTTTGCGTTTTTAGCCGCTTGTAGTCGGTCACGAATACTTTGCTTTTCTTCATCCGCCGTCGGAGTGATTGCGACTTCTGGTACTGGAGTCTTACCGGGGGTGACGTCTTTAGCCCCTTCAAATACTGCGTCGTAGTCTGCGTCTGTAACGACTTCAATGTCTGTGGTTGCCGCTGTTACGTTTTGCTGGAACTGCGGGCTAAGAGCTCGTGAACCTTGACTCGAATCTAGCAATTGGACTGGAGGACCTTTTTCGTCCGGAGCAGGGACAATGAAGAAACCTGTCTCATTATCAATCTTTAGCTCCGTCGGTACGAAGTTTTGTCCCAACGGTTGACGATAAGCTGGAGTCCCCTCGTATTGAGGCCCGTAGAATACGTTCTCTGACAGACCGATAAAGAACTCACTTAGCTTATTCTGTGCGGCAATGTGATCGTCAGGATATAAACCAAATGCGAGTCGGCGGTAGTCGCCTTCTCGTCCTGCCCCCTGTTCTGTAACACCACGTCCCTTTAGCTGTGCGGCTACCGTGAGAGGTGTCTTGATAAACTTGTGAATTGTTGCGTTGAGGCGTCGTGCATCGTATGATTCTTGAAGTGTGTCGCCGGGAACAGCAACACCATCGGGACGCACGTACTCAATAATTCCGGGAACTTTAATCTTCTTGAGGACTTCTGTGATATCACTTGTGGTGACAGGTTTTGGACCTTCAGGTGTATCCTTCATAAAGATAGTCCGACCTAGAACCACATCTCCGGCTCTCAGAATCATCTGACCTTTCTGTTCAGGATACTTTGCCTCAAGCTGGGAGTTAAACTGCTGTTGAGCTCCGATAATCGCCAACGAATGGTTTGTTAAGGGTGCGTCAACAAGAGTCTTCGTCTTAGGGATGTATCCTGTCAAAAATGGGTTGCCAGAGCCCTGTTCAATCAAGTCAGCGAGCCATGTACGGGATGTTCCCCGTGACTCTTCGATGATTTGCTGAGAACTTCGTGGCTGGTATACGTTCGAGTCTGTTAAGTTCAAGACTTCGTTTGGACGCATCCCTACCTGTAGGTTAAACAAGAAAGCGCGTAATGCAGGACCATCCTGTGCATTGTCTTTTATGTGTGTAGCAACTGCGGCGTAAAACTCACCCATCTTGAGGGGGTTAAAGCGGTACTCAAACTTAGCTTCTGCGACCTTAGTGTCTTTGGCTTTACCTACAGCTTTCGCATCAACTTTCTTTTCAAACGATCCGCGTAGGTTTTTAATCTGGGGTAAGTTGGCTTGTGTCGCGGCATCTAGGGTGGTAATCTGCCGTTGTACGTTTTCAAATATCGCACCAAACTTGGCGTTTACGTTTCCTAGAGTTGTTGCGGCACCATCTCGGTTGGCTTGTTGAAGCGGAGAATCTTTTCCTGCGTAAAACTCTTCGGAGATTACGTCAATTACAGGACGATCAAGATACGGAGCAATCGCCTTGATATTCTTAAACTCGGAACCCCAGTTTTTTAACTCACGACCCTGCTCACGACCTTCTACCATGTACAAGTTGATGAACTCGTTCAGTGTGAGAGTGGTCGGATCAAAGTCCCGTTTAATTTGAATATTGGGTTTTGCCATCTAGTATCCGAAGGTTGCATCCTGTGGCTTAAACGTGCTATTCTTAATGTCGTTCAGAGATTTATGGATAGATACGTATCCGGATGTACGAGTCATTAGCATGTAACGTAACGCATCGTATGCGTGGTCTTCAGCTTTTGTATCTACGTCTTCTGAGTTGGTCTTAGATAGCGGTATGCCAGCGAGTTGTTTTATTATGTTTGTACAAGTGTTGAAAAACTTGACAGTGGGCTCCCCTGTGAACTGGTTATCCCCAAGCCGGCTGTGTACTTCCATCTTTCCGGCGATACGGTTACTATCTGATGGAGTCCATCGACAGCCGTTTCGTATCATGGTTTCGGCTATGGAAGGCCCGTATCCTGTACGGTTCCAACACGATTTATCGAGCACAGCGTAATGAGGTGCAGGGTCCCACTCCTCTAATTCTACTATTTTAGCGGCTAATTGCTCTGCTGTAAAGTGTTTTACGTAAAGTTCTCGATAGACCCATATGTTGTTGTCCCAATCGATTGCACCCCAGAGTACGCACGAAGGGCTTGCGTAGCCGTAGTCGGCGGCTCTGATTCTCGGCCAATTTGTTGGGAGCTCAAAAGGATCGACAACGTGCTTAAACTTGTGGAACTCTGGGAATGCACAACCTTCTGCAACATCCCAGTCCCCCTCGAGTAGACGCTTTCGCTCCACCTCTGGGAGGGAGAGGAGCATGGCTTCGTACTGGCCGTCCCGCATAAGGTACGGGTTGTCAGTAAGTCGGGCTGGGACGAACTTCCGCCAGTACAGCGGTTCTCCTGCCTTTGCATGTCCTTCCGGGTATACGTAGGGTTTGTCAGACTCGACGTCTCGTGGTACAAATGGTTTTCCGGGATCGCCTTGGTCGATGTACATCTTTTTGACCCACCAGCCTCCGACACCACCGGGGTTTGCTGTACAGCGCATTGAGAGGTTCTGTGAGAGCTCTGGGTCGGTACTCCGTAGACGAGAGCGGAGGTAGTCCCATACGTAGGAGGTAGGATACTGGGTGATTTCATCGATAGCGATCCAGTTGAAGGCCTGACCCTGATAGCGTGTTACGTCTTTGTCTTTATCGAGGTAGGAAAACCATATAGTAGCCCCAGAGGGGAAGACCCACGTCGACTTACTTTCACGGAATACGGCACCGGGAAACGCTTTGGGATACAGTTGTTTCGACTTTGATATGAGTTCAGTCAATTCGTCGAGAGTACGGCGTAGAAGAAGCCCACGGTGGTTAGGGTTATGACAGTAGCGGAGAGGATCAGCAAGAAGAGCG